GAGCATAACCTGCAGGCCGTGCGCCGCACCCTGGAAGCGCTGCGAGCCATCGAGCGCCACGGCACCTCCCAGGTGCAGGCCGCTGCTTACGCCGGTCTGGCGCTGCCGGCCGGCCCGGAGCCGGTAGTAGGGGAGGAGCCCTGGTGGCTGGTGCTGGAGCTGCCGCGGAATGCCACGGCCGACGTGATCCGCGAGAAGGCCCGCAAGCTGCTCACGGCAACTTTCTCCATCGTGGCCGACGAGCGCCGAGAGGAGCTGAAGCTGCGCATTATGAACGCCCGCGGTCGGGCCCTAGATCAATTCTGATGAAACGCTTCCTGCGCCTAAAGCGCTTCCTGCACCTGTTTCGCCTGCTTTCCGACAAAGCCCTGGGCCTGTTGGCCTCGGGTATCAGCCTCATGTTTGCCGGCGGCGTGCACACGGCTTTTCAGCCCCTACCTGCCTCCTGGCTGGGCTGGTGCGTCTGGTGCTTCTGGCTCGGCAGCCAGCTGCTGCTGGCCCTGACGGCCGGCCTGATCTGGCGTGAATACTTCGACCGCATTGCCTTAACCAACCCCCGCTAGGTACACCTTTTAACCAGAATCCGATGCGCTACACCATCCACCTGCGCTACGACCAGCTCGTCGCTATCCTAAAGGCCTTGAACATTGCTCAGGCGCAGCTTAATGCGTTGGGCCTTGCGCTGACCCAAGCCGAAATCAAGCTGATCGTGCAGGGCATCGTGGCGCGCATTCGCGCCGGCAAGGAGCCGTTGCTGCAGGCCATGGCAGACGCCGGCGTGCCAGCCCTGGGCACGCCGAAGGTGCTGCCAGCGGATGCGCCCGTCGCGCTGAGCCTGGAGCAGCATGCCCTGGAGGAGCTCACCCAGGTGCTGGCCAAGATCGTGCTCACCTTCGACGAGCTGGCCGATATGATCCCGGATCCGGTCCTGCAGGAACAGTTTGCGGCCAGCTGCCAGGCATCCGCCATTGCCACGCTGCCTTTCCTCGACTCGCTGCGTGTGGCCGGCGTGCCCGGGTGCCACCTGCAGTCCTCCCCACCACCGGTGCCCATGGCGCCCTTGACCTACGAGTAGCCGATGTCCGCTATCTATTTTCATCAAAAAAATCAGCCTTCCTACCGGGTAGAAGGCCGCGAGCGTGCTCACCTCACGCTGCTGACCCAGAACATCGCCAACGCGCTGATTGGTGCTACCAGGCAGTTTGGCAGTAGGATGCCCGGGGAGCCTACGCCTTACGGGTTCGAAGTGGGGCGCTTTTGTGAGATGCTCGACCGGCTCACCGTGCTTGAGTCCGACGTGCTCAACCTGGCTGCCCGTATCCACGGCACCTGTGAGCTCTGGGGTTGGGTCGACGGGCCCAACCGGGCCTGGCTGGCCGAGCTGATTGGTCGGGCTCGTGCCGCCGGCGTGCTGCGGGCCGAGATGGGGTGGGAGGGACTACAGGAGTTGTTACGGCAGGATGCCAGCAGTCCGGTGGTAATGAGCTACTCGGTTTGCGAGAGCTTCCCCAGCCGCCACCTGTACCTGGCTGGTGTGAGCGTTTGGCCGGCCAATGATGAGGAGGGCTGGTACGCCATGAGCGATGAGCAGCAGTGGGATTTCGCCATGCGGTGGATGCGTGAAACCGCCCCTGCCCTTGATATGGATGTCGAAATGAAGCCGGAAAACTGGCGCACGTGGCGCTTTGCTACACCTCTTAGCGGCGAACAGCAATGAATCAGCTAGAAAACGCAGAAGTTATCAAGACGCCCGTTTCCGAGGGCGTGTACACCATCGACGGGAAGCGGCACACCGTCGAGCAGCTCTGTGAGCGGGGCCTGGCCTACGATCAGAGTCTGCTCAAGCCCTGGAGCTTGGGTACCCGCACGATCCTGGCCGTGGCCAGCCACGAGGCGGCCGAGGTACTGCGCCGCCATGGCCACACGGTAGGCAGCCACTTGGTCCCCGAGCAGTGAAGCGCCGGCGCTTCGACTGCCACGGCCGCCGGCTCTACGAGTGGCGGCGTGCCAGACTCCCAACAATTCGCATCAGCCTGCGCGGCTGGTGGGCCCGATACAACTAACTTTTTTTCACCGATGAAGCGAGCAGAACACCTCCAGTGGGCCAAAAACAGGGCCTTCGAATACATCGATGCCGGCGACGTGAGCACCGGCTGGACCTCCTTTGTCTCCGACCTAAGCAAGCATGCCGAGCTGGCCGGGCACACAGCCATCGAGCTGGGCATGCTGCAGATCCTGGGCGGGCTGCTGAGCACGCCGGCCCAGATGCGCGAATTCATTGACGGTACCAACTAAGCCAGCTATGTACCTGCCTCGATTTACGCGCCCTGATACCGCTGAGTACGACGCGCTCCGGGTCGGCCGCCGCGCCGCCCTGGTGCTCGTTACCCAAGAACTGGCCACCACCGGCAAGGCCCCGGCCAACCTGTTTGTTGCCGCCGGCCCGGATCCTCGCTGGCCCGGCGACCTGGTGGCCACCTTCGACCTGATGGAGCAGGACCAGCGCGCGGCGCTGCCCTACGTGCTGCGCCAACAGGCCGCCCAGCTGCTGGAGTGCCACGAGAGCCAGCTCTACGTGGAGCTGCCTGCCTGCTTCGCCAATGAATCAATGGTCTCAGTGAAAGAGCCATTCTGGCTCTATTACACGCCCTTCTGAGCATGTCGACAGCGGTAGAAAAGCTGCTCGACGAAGGCTTCATCGTGCTGGAGAAATTCAGCAGCCTGAAGCGGGTTCGGAACCCAGACGGTCGCGGCACCCACCTGATCTGGCGGCCCCAGATCCGGGCCAAGTACGGGGAGCGCCGGCGGTGGTACGTGCTGGAAAAGGGCTTTGCCACCCCGGAAGCCCGGGACCAGCGGGTCGCTGAGCTGCTGCAGCTGCCCAAGTATATCGAACACACCTACCTCTGAAACCATGATTACCACTATTCAGACTTCAGACGGACCGATTACGGTCCACCTGCAGACGGTGACCCCACCGCGGGTAGTGCCGAGCGCTGAGCGCCACAAATGGGACCGCAAAGCGGCCTGGGGCGAGTCGGCCACGTGCACCAAATGCGGCTGCGTGAAGGAGCGCCGAAAGACGAACCCTTATTGGACAGAAGTTTTCCTGATGCCCGGTGCCGCAGCGGTAACGGAGCGCCCAGCCTGCTCAGTCCCCGAAAAACAGGCTTCGCTGAATCTCTAGCGAGCTATAAAACCGACCTCAACATGCAGACGCTCAACGTTACGCTTTACGAAATAGCTAAAGACGGCTTGCCGGACAAAGAAAACTTCCCCATCGGCCGCGTGGCCTTTCTCTGGGACGGCAACATCGTGAACGGGTGGCCAATTCTGCCCGAAGAAGACATCCTGCGCGACGAGCAATTCAAGGGCATGCCCTACGTGTGGGAATGCGACAGCGACTCCACCAGCAGCGGCATTGTGGCCAAAAATGGGAAAGACGGGATGCTGTTTGCCGGCGTTACGCACTGGCTGCTGTTCCCAGAACCACTCTGGGTGATTTCGCCCCCGGGTAAGTATGTGGTCCTGACCGAAGCCGAGCGCGACGCTTACCAGGGCGGGCTACCTGATCGGGAAGGTGCAGCAGCATTGTACCTGCGGGGGGCACTAAGACTGGCTGTAGATGCTAATGCCAGTTGGCTCGGCGGCCCATACGTGGTGCAGCTTTTCTGGGAGAAGTAGTCGCTATGGTCAAGAAAGCCAAATCATCGATGAGGCTAGAGCCCGCCTATGATGCCGTTAATGACTCTACTTTCTGGGTTGCTATCGTGATTGAGGAACGACTTGGAGGCCCCCGGATAGGCTTCCTGAAGTGGGAAAATCTTACTTGGGACGTCCGCAATAAATGGGGGTGGTATTTTAAATACCGCGCTGCGCTGGCCCAGGTTCAGAATCCGCGGGCTTACGTGGATATGCGCTGGGGTATAACCCCGAAGCCGAAATCCGACCTTATAGATCTTCAGAATAAGATAAGAGCCAAAAAGGCCAAAATCACAGAGATAAGCAACAAAATGGAGGTTGTTCGCTCCAACTGGCGCGAAATGTTTCCCGTCACAGAACACCCGAAGTACCAGGCGGCCGCGGCCAAGCTAGAACGATTAAAGCAGGAGCTCGAAAGCTTGAATACCCAGCTACTTCTCCAAACATCGCCTTGATGTAAGGCCAAGAACAAACCACCAATGGGAAATATCGCTTACGCCGCCGCACTGCTTGATGCCTGCCGCGGCGCATTGGATGCCTTCAGCCAGGCGCCCAATGCCACAGCCGAGCAAGTGGCCATCTTTCAGGCCCGGCAGGCAGCCGGCCTCAATCCGTGGCCACCATACGAGCCCGGCTGGCAGGCCGCCGAGCCCTGGCCACCTGCAGCGACTACCAAACCCGCCGAAGCCGGGCCACCCCCAGAAAACAGCCCTACTGAAAAAGCCCAACCAATGAACTACCAGATTCACCGGAGTCATCCCAGATCCAGAACAGAGCCCAATCCAGCCTTTGTAGCTCAATTGGATCAGGCTGCTAAAGATGCCTACGCCCGTGAGCAAGCTTGGCTTCAGCAGCAGTACCGTGAGCGTTTGCCCTGGTACGAGCGCTGGCTGGTGCGGCTGATCTATCAGCGCTTACTACCCTGGGCAGAATACCGCTTCATCCAACTAAAGGGTACCGGATTGTATGGGGGCATCGGTGTGCGCAGTAAGGGAAAAGATTATTGGCGACCGATGGCGGAGTACCATAAAGGTCGCGGCTCATTTGTCTTATAATTTACCTTATGTTAAGTAAGTACAAGATAATCAAACAGATACAAAAAAACAATGCCCCGCCCCAAAATGCGCCCCGAGTACTTGCGCAAGTACCGAGTCGCCCAGGCCAAAGTGATAGCCGCCTCGAAAGCGCTAGACGCCACCCTAGCCGAGTTCAACCAGCTGCTGCTGCTGCCTGACCACGAGCGCTACCAGATCCGCAAGCCATAGCATCCCCAGTACCCAGCCTTTTTCAAATCGCCCTATGAATACCCAAGACACCCCCACCATCACCCCGCCGGCCGAGCCTGTTAAGGTTCGCATTTCCGCCACCGATTTCCTGCGCAAGTGGGAACAGTACCCCATCGGCGCGACCGACAAAAACGGTAAAGCCATCTGCTACGGCCACACCGTGAGTTACAACGGCGAGCAGCTCCTCGTGTGCTACCGCTACGGTAACACCATCCTGAAGCAGCCCTTTATGCTCGCCGGCCTGAGCCTAAACGACTACACCGCCGTCGAAGTGACCAACCAGGTCACCGCCTGCGAGGACTGGCTGATTATCGGCCTCAGCGACGAGCCCTTTATCAAGGCATTGCCTCCTATTGAGTAGAGCAAGTGACTACCATGCGCGACATCATCACTCTGGAGCAAACGCCGGCACGCCAGGCCTTGCTCGACGCCCTACTGGAGCATCTGCGCGACAAGCAGCAGCCACACCACAACCACGCCGTGAAGCTGAAGAAAGCGGAATTCACGGCCCTGAAGCAGCTGGCCGAAGCCGCCGGCGTGGAAGTGCGCAACAGCCGCATTGTCCTGGTGCAGGGCCCCTACCGCTTCGAGGCCTACCGGCGGCACGAAAGCCGGAATGCCGGCATTTTCGTCACCCGCAACGCCTCCATCCTGGAAGTGCTGCACACCTTCGGGAAAGGACCGAAGCCGGACGAATTCCCGGCCATGATCTACTCGGACACTGAGCGTCCCATCACCCCTGCCGAAATTCCGAACATCTACCAGTGGCTGCACGATACCCACGCGGAAACGGAGCGTATGGCCCAGCGCGGGGAGAGCCTGGCTGATGTGCCGGTCCTGTACGACGTGCACCATCAGGCGCTGAATGCCGAGTACTCCTCCGGCTACATTCTGCTGCTGCGCCTGGCCATGCGCCTGGTGCGGGGCCTGGTCGCTGATCAGCGCCCGGTCGCGCGCCCAGTGCTGGCGAATGCCATGTTGTATGGCTCCCCGGTGCCGGCCGAGGACGAGAAATACCGCGTGGCCGTGCTGCTGGATCCGGATGCGCCGGTCGGGGCTGAAGTGCTGGCCAACATCCTGGACATGCCCCAGCTGGATCCAGAGAATCTGGTGCTGCGCACGGATGACCCCTCGCTCACCGAGCGGGCCGGCTGGGTGCTGGTAAAGCGTCTGGCCAGCCAGCTGCAGCGCGATCAGCGGCCGCCGGCTACACTTCCTCCTGGCTACTCTGACGCCGCCACGGTAAACGAGCTGGCCGATCTGATCGACGGCAATCCTGATGAGCTGCTGACGGCCTTGGAGCAGGACTACTCCCGGCGTGCGATGCAGCACCCGGAAATGCTGAAGATGCCCTACCTGGAGCGGGGTAAGGTGCTCTTGCGCACGCTGGAGGCCGCCCGCGACCTGGCGCGCCATCAGTTTCAGAGTGGGCAGACGAGCGAGCACCTGGTGCGCACGCTCGAGCACGTGGCCACGCACCTGGCCGTGCTGCTGGCCAACTACCAGCGCGAGCTGCTCAACTGGCAGCGCCTAGCGCTTACCGCCGGCAGTTTGGGGCACTCCATCATTTCCCGGGGCGAGCCTTTCGGCAACGAGTCGGTGCTGGTGGGCATGTGCCTGGGCTTGGCTGTTGCCCACGCTCCGAAGGGAACTGAAATCATCAACCTGACGCCGCAGCACTTTGCGGCCTTCAAAGATCAGTGGCCCCACCGGCCGCAATAACCTCCCACCGCTGTCAGACCCAGCCCCATGCAATTTACTCCCGCACCCCGCGACCCAGAAAACCCCTGCAACGTGCAGGCCTGGCAAAGTGAAAACGGTACCTGGCGCCTAGAAGTGGAGCGCGTCATCTTCGGCTACCGCGTGCAGCTGCGCGACGCCCGCCAGCACCAACCCTGCGCGGTCGTGGACTACTGCGCCGGCGCTTCTACTACGTGGGTTGAGGCGCTGGTAAACGTGCTCCAGCGCATTCTGACCATCGTGCCCGACTTTCTGCCGGAGGCGACCATGCAAAAGCTCTTCCCCCGGGCTACGGTCCGCCCTATGGCGATGGATCTGGTCTGCTGGCATGAGCTGCTGCGCATGGCGAACCTGCCCATTACCGGCACCATCGACGACAAAGCCGACGGCGTGGACTTCGACCATGGCTCGGCCAGCCTGGTGGCGCTCTACCTGCGGCTACGCTTTGCCGGCGTGCAGCACCCGGAACAGGTCCTCTCGCTGCCGTAGGCCCACAAGGCCGCTACTATCCAAAACCATCCAAAACGATCCAAACCCCACTCCAAATGCCTGACCGTCCCAAAACCCTAGCCCTGCAACAGCTTCAGGAGCAGGCCCGCGACCTGCAAGCTGACCTGGCCATCGGCCTGACCGACGGCGCCACGGCCGAGCACGTGCGCGAGATGGATAAGAAGTTCGAAGCGCTGGCCACCGAATTCCAGCAGGAAATCGAGAACTGGCAGCGCCTGGCCTTGACGGCCGCCTCGCTGCTGCAGCCCGAGGCCCACGGGCAGGAGATTACCCGGGCCCTGACCAAGGCCGTGGCAGACGCCATCCCCGTGCGCGCCACTACCGACCTGCGCCCCTTCTCGATTAGCGAGATGCAGAGCCTCGACGACACCTGGTCCTATTGGATCGACAACGACTAACCGCCCCATGCCCAACCCAGCCCCCGCCGCTACCTACGGCTTCCCCACGACCGAGATTCTGTTCCACTCCAGCTACACGCTGCTGCCGGGCGTTCTGCCCGACTTTGACCCGCTCACTATTGAGCAGGAGCCCCAGTTCTTCTCCGCCGACCTGGCCTACGCCCAGCACTTTGGTGGGCCCATTACCCACGCCTTTCTGACCTTGCTGCCGCCGGATTGGCGCGGCGCCGACGTGATACTTGACTCGCGCGTGCACATGCTCATGGAGGGCTGGTATCCCTGCATTCCGGGCTGGCACCTGGATGATATCCCCCGCACCCGAGCCGATGGCCAGCCCGAGCATGCCAACCCCAGCTACCGGGCCGAGCACGTGCTGGCCCTGGTGGGCAACTGCTCGCGCACGGCCTTCCTGGTCGGCGACATCGTGCTGCAGGATGTGCCCGATGGCCAGCTGGGCCCCGGGGGCATCTTCCCCGAAACCAGCATCTACGGCAAGTGGCACGACGACATCGAGCGGTGCCTGCACGGTCCGCGCCCGCTCCTGGCCGCTGGCCACGGTCCGCTGGGCGAGGCCTACGCCCCGGAGCGGCGCCTGCTGGCCTTCAACGACCAGAGCTTCCACCGCGGCTCGCCGGCCACGCATAGCGGGTGGCGCTGGTTTGCCCGGGTTTCGCGCAACACGCCCCGCCCGGCTTACAACAAGATCCGGACGCAAACCCAGGTCTATCTGCCGACGCCGACCCAGGGCTGGTAGTGCTCCAAAAAAAACACTCTCCTACAAAAGCAGAATCAGACCCAATGGATTTGAACGCCATTCCCGCCATGACCGACCCGCTGGGCCGTCATTGGCGCCAGCCATTCGACATTCGACAGGCACCGATGGACGATTCGCACGTGCTGCTCTCAGTAGAGCAAGTGGCTGAGTTGATGGATTACTCCAGTAGCTACCCGAGCGGTACTTACGACGGCAAATGCTGGAAGCGAGCGCAAAAAGACGGCTGGTACCTCTGCTGGTACCAGCCGCACCCGGACCCAAATAAAATCGGCATTGGTCACCGCATTATTCTGGAAATCGAAGCCTGACTAAAGTTTGCGCCTAAAGGCGAGGATTAGCCGCCCGTGGCATTACGGGAAAATCAACCACCAATCACCATGTCACCAGCCAAAGAACAAGCCGTCCGCGAACATGTCACCAACCTGCTCGCTCACTATGGAATGCCGGCATCGGGCACTCTGCACGTCATTCAGGAAGGCGCTGAACCCGTGCACAAAACCGAAGAGCTTGACCCTGATTTCCACGCCGAGAGTGCAGTTATTATGCTCATTCCGGAAACGGGTGAGTTTCTGGATGGCAAGTGCTATGATGCACAGGGCTACGAAGTATTTCCTCAGTAATTCTCCAACCAGACTATGAACGTTGAGCTCCATTCTACCAGCCAAATCGTCGATTTAAACGGCGTGCCAGCCCGCGTATGGGAAGGCCAGACCGATTCCGGCATCCCCGTGCACGCCTTCATCACGCGCATTGCCGCGCCGGCGGAAGCCGACCAGGCCGAGTTTGAGCGGGAGCTGCAGCAGCACCGCCCGCCCATCGAGGTGTATCCACTGCGGCTGATCCTGTAGTGCCCACGCGGCGCCTGGCCACGTGGCCCATGCCCGAGTACTGCGGCAAGCTGGCCAAGGTCACCGAGCTGGGCGTGCTGTTGGCCCGGGAGTACGAGCTGCTGTTCGGCGTGGGCAGTGAGTGGCAGACCCAGCGCGCCTACGACTACTGCCACGCCGGCGGCCGCTACGAGCTGGTGCTGCTCTTCATTGACCAGGAGCCCTGGCACGTGCACGGGCTGACCTTCTACTGCCTGAAGGAAGTCGGCGCCGGCGCGCTGGGCGACTGGCACTATTACACCCTCGATCAACTCGTTTTATGCCCCTGAAACGCCCCAAGCGCATCTGCATCACCTCACGTGCTCAACGAGCCAGGCGGGCCGAACGGCTTGAGCTTGAGCGCCTATTGCCGCGTGTGCTCAACCGCGACATTCACACGGCGGAAGTAGGCCTGCTCAACGGTCCTCAGCTGGTGCGCCGCCGCCGGCAGAGCCAGCGCTTCCTGCTCAGTAAGCCCGACGTAGCCGAGGCGATCAAGCGCATTGTGGCCGTCGACAACCATGGCACCCTACATGCCGGCGCGCGATACTACCCCGCCTCACATTTGCTCGGTGCCCTCGACGTGGTGCACCAAATGATGCTGGCCGAGCGGTTCCACCGGCAGTTGCTGTATCGCCCGGGCCCTACTCTGGACTTTCGACCGCGGCCGCGCCTGGATCCTGGCCCCTTTCGCATCGAGCCACTCAAGATTGACTGGGTGGTACTTGATGATCCTGGTCTTGTGGATCAGAACCAACTGCAGGAGCACATGCGCGACCAGATTCTGAGCACCTACGGCGTGACGCCTGAGCAGCTCGGGCAATCCAAACCTTATAACACCACCATCCACCCCGTGCCCCTTCCCCCTAAACTTCCCGGCAAACCCCTGCTGCACTTGCTCGACCTGGCCACTCAGCTCTGCGAGGATGTGGACTGGTACAAGAGCTACCGCGGCATCAACCCCGCCTCGCCGGTCCTGACCCGGGCCCGCCACCTGCGCGAGCGCATCCGCGTGGCCCGGGAGGGCCTGGAGTTTTCCAACCTCAACGCCATTGCCCGCGATGCTTCTGCCGTGGGCCGTGGCCTGGCCGCACTCGAGGAGCTGCTCGATGCCGCGGTACCGCGCCGGGGTACGGCCACCTTCGCCACGTGGCAGCAGGCGCTGCAAGAATACCATGCACTTCCCCAGGCCCAGAAAGATGAATAGCGTGTCCCTGCCCACGCTGGCCCGCCACCTGGTTGCGCTGGTCGTGCGCGCGGAGCGCGTGCTTGAGCAAGACGCTCTCCGGACTCGCTTCTTGACCGGCAAAGACGAGTATGAGTTCTTCTACACGTGGTACATTTTGTATTGCCGCATCCGCGAGGCCCTCGATGCGCTGGCCACGGCCGAAGTCTCCCGCATTGCCAAGGCCCATGATAACCTTTTAGCCGCCTACAGCCCCGCCCTATGAAACATATCTTGCACCTGGTGCAGCAGCTGGCCACGCTGCGGGCCCTCACGCTGCAGCAGCCCTACGCCTCGCTTTCCGTCGACGGCCACAAACACCACGAAACCCGCAGCTGGTCGGTGAGCTACCGCGGCTGGCTGCTGATCCACGCCGGCAAAGAGGAATTCAAGGGCTGGCGAGAAAACCAGGACCTGGTCGACTACATGCGCATGAGCTACCGCGGTAAGCTGCGCGGCCACGCCCGCAGCGGCCTGGTGGGCGCCGTCTTCCTGAGCGATGTGCGGCCGGCCGAGCAGGTGAAAGCCGACCGGCTCACCATGCCCCAGGAGCTGGCCTTTGGCAACTTCGACGACGGCCGCTTCGGCTGGAAAATGGAGGCCCCGCTCGCGTTCCCGGAGCCGATTGACTGCGGTGGCCACCAGGGGCTCTGGATCCCGCCGGCGGCGCTGCTCACCCAGCTGCCCTACGCCGTGCTGGTGCACCTGGCCACCAACCTGACCGAGCCCAAGCCCTGGGCTCCCGCCCTGGTCGATTTTTACCGGTCCCACCTATGAGCAAGCCCCGCTGGCGCCTGAAGGACTACCTGCTCGGCGTGGCCACCTCGTTCCTGATCGGCCAGGTCTTTCACCCCGCCCACACCCCGCAAGAGATGCTGCAGGATAGCTGCATTGCTGCCGGCGGCTACGTGCTGCTTTACCTGCTGATTGCCCCATGAGCCCAGAAGAGTACCTCAAGTTTTTCGTAGGCCCGCCCACCTTTCTGCGCCCGAGCTGGCCGGCGGATCCGGTCCACAGTCGCCGCATCCGGGAGCAGCTGCGCCTCGACGATCCCAAGCCTGGTGGCTGGTACCTCGACGTGGCCAGGCTGCGCGAGCTGGCCGAGCGCTACCAGGCCGACACGGTGCACGTGGTGCTCAGTAATGTAAAGCTGCTGCTGCGCGCGGTCGACCCCTTCGATGATCTGACCGGCTTTGTGCTGGAGCACGGCTGCTGGAACGCGGCCGCGGTCTCGGCCCTGGCCTGCACGCCCATGCCGGCAGCGCTGCCCGTGCGCTTCGGCGCCATCGAACACCTGGACTGCTTCACCCAACAACTACCCGAATGACTACTAAAGAAATCGAAGAGCTGGTCGCCGGCGAGCAGCTCGACAAGCTCGTGGCCACCACCTGCTGCGGCTGGCTGGAGCTGCCCGTAACAGCCGACGCCCAGGGCAAGCCCCTGGCCACGCCCCGGCGCATTATGTTGCCGCCCGGCCTGCGGCATAAGCAGATTAAGGGCAACCTGCTCAACGGCGTGCAGGTGCCGGCCTATTCCAACAACCCCGTAGAAGTCTACCGGGCCGCCCACCGGGTGCTGGAGCAAGGCCATCCCCACGATCCGCAGAGTGACCGCCGGCGCTTGAGCATTACCCAGGGTGTCGACGGCTGGAGCGTGGTGCTGGAGGGTAAGTACCGCCGTGGCTTCGGCCGCGCCGACACCATCGAGGTGGCCCTCTGCAAGGCCCTGCTGGAATACTACCTCTACCACGAGCTGACGATGCCCGAGCTCAGCGCGGCCCGGGCATGAGCAGCCCGGTCCCCACCCCCGGCGGCCTTGTATTCGACGACGCGCCCGCGCCGGCCTCGGCCGAGCTGAGCCCCTGCGGCCGCTACCGCTACTACCTGAGCCGGAGCTGGTCGTTCGGGGTGCACCGGCGCGTGCTCTTTATCATGCTCAACCCCAGTACGGCCGACGGCCGGCTCGACGATGCCACCATCCGCCAGTGCCGGCGCCTGGCCCAGTACTGGGGCTTCGGTGGGCTCGACGTGGTGAACCTCTACGCCTGGCGTTCCACCGACCCGCGGCAGCTGCTGCAGGTAGCCGACCCGGTCGGGCCCGACAACGACGAGCGGATCCGGCGCGCGCTGCAGGCGGCCGATGAGGTGCTGGTGGCCTGGGGTGCCAACGCCGGCGCCGACCGTGCCGACCAGGTGCGGCTGCTGCTGGCCGGCTGCGGCAAGCCCGTGCAGTGCCTGGGGCTTACGCGCAGTGGGACTCCCCGCCACCCCCTGTACTTGGCCCTGAAGCATCCCAGGCAGCCTTTTACATGAAAAAACCCAACTCAAAAAGCCTAAAACAGTCCTTTACGCGTCAGTTTGTACATTTGCGCCTCTCCGACCCGCGCCAAAGTACCAATCAGACCCCGAATGAAGCTGTTCCTTTCCGCGTTGCTCAGCTGCCTGCTGCTGAGCTATTGCCTGGTTGCTCAGGTACCCATCGACACGCTACGCCTGCTTCGACGGCCGGCCGGCTGGCGCCTGACCCAGGTACAGAGCCCGGAAGGGCGCATCCTGGCCACGGCCACGCAGCGGGCCATCCTGCGCCTGCGCGCGGACGGCACGTTCCGCGTCGCCTCGGCCACCGGTGCCGGCCAGGCCGGCCGCTACGAGCTCAGCACGCACCCGTCCAACGTGCTGCGGCTCGATACCAGCTCTCCCTCGCCGGCTCGCACCGGCTACTGGTTTCTGCGCACGATCACGCCCTCGCGCCTGGTGCTGCTCAGCGACTACGGCGCCGTCTTCACCTACCAGGCTGTGCCCCCCTCGCGCAAGCCCAAGTAGCGCCTGGCCGGCGCCCCGGCGCATGAGCTCCTGGCGTGACTACCTCAGCCACCCGGATCCGGAGCACTGGAGCCACGTGCTCGGCGTGCACCAGAACTTCCCCGAGTGGCGCCTGCGTCTGAACACGCAGCAGCTGCTCACCTCCCTGCAGGGCCTGCCCGAGGCAGAGCACGCGGCCGCCCGGGGGCGCATCATCCGCGCCGTGCAGCAGCGCCTGCAGCTGGCCCCGCCGCCGGCGCCCGTGCTGCCGGCGGCGGCCTGCCCCTTCTGCCAGGTAGTGCCCTGCCTCGACTTCGAAGCCGAGCCGCAGCTGCATCTTTACCAGCACGCGGGCGGCCTGGCCTACCGGCTGCTCTGCCAGGAGCCCAGCTGCCCCGTTCGCCCGGAAACGGCGCCCCACAAAACGCCTGATCAGGCCATCAAGGCCTGGAATCGTCCCTACGTAATGAAGGATAAAGACATTCGGGTGCACCTGCGCCCCTGGCTGAAGCAGCGCCACGCCACGCCCGGCGTGCTGATCAAGGAGGAGTGGGGGCAGCTCTGGAATACCCGGCCCGACGTGGCCATCTTCGAAAACCACAGCTTCCATGCCTACGAAATCAAGTCTGACCACGACAGCCTCACCCGCCTGGCCAAGCAGCTGGAGGGCTACGGGGAGTTTTTCCACAAGATTACCGTGGTGACGGGCAACGTATATGCCCAGAAAGTAGCCGACATGGTCCCCGACTGGGTGGGCCTGCTCGTGGTGGCGCCCGCCGGCGGTGGCCAGGCGCATCTAAATGAGCTGCGCGTAGCCCGCCCCTCCCCGCTTCGGCGGAGCCCTGAAATTGCACTTTGGGTAAAAGAGCTGCAGCAGCTGCTGCGCGACAACGGCATCACCGGCGCCGCCAAGCTGCGCCAGGATGTGGCCCTCGCTATGGTGCGCCGACTGGGCTTGCCCGAGCGCGAGCTCCTGCCCTTCATCGTTTCTGCCCTTACTAAACGCTACCGTTAAATTAACCAGGAGTAAAAAAAAGCGTCCAAACTGCTCTATTTGCAGTTCAGACCAGTCCAACCCCCATGCAAACACCAGACAGTGATGCAGACCCACCGCAGCCGAATTTGCCCAGCCGACCCCGTCCAGGACGTCCACCCCGCCCCGATCCACCGGGGCGGAATGTTTTGGAGGAATATAACGGACTATTAGAGTGGTATGCCTTCCGGAAGGGGTTATTCTCCCTTTCCTGGATAGCGAAGAAAGCCAAACTCAGCCACTCGCTGGTCAAGGCGCTCTTCGCTGGCACACTGAAACGGGTTCAAGCACACCACCTCGACGCGCTTTACGAGGTGTTTGACCGAGCCTTAATCAGCCCCAACCCGAACGCCCGCCGGCCAGAGTAGTTATTTAAATGCCCAAAAGGCTCCCTAATTCAGCAAGAAATAGGGAGGTTTTTTGCGTCCTAATGAAATATATTTGTGCCCCATCAGTTAAGTAATTAACGGCTCTGGCATTGTATTAGAGAGCTACTTAGTCATTAAATTACCCTTTCACCTCTAAACTTAATTGTCCACTAAGACAACTATTACGTAAAAATAGGACCCTATTTACAAGTCTGATTTGGCTACTTAATTATAAGCCATTAGGTTTGTAGGTAGTCGGAAAGTCCCCGCGGCGCCCCACCGCTTCTTACCTGTTACTCTAACTTCCTAACCCCGCCTTATCAGCGTGCTGGCCCGGCTCCCCAACGGAGCCAGCTGCTTCCCCCGTCTTTTATTGCCCGGCGGCTACCCACCGCCGGTTTTGCCCTGACCCGATTGCCCATTGCAACAACCCAGCCCAACCCAGCCGCTGCCCTGAGTACCCCTATTGCAACTCTGATGCCCCGCCGATTTTGCCGCCCCAGCTTGATCGGCGGGGCATTTCTTTTGCAGCCACGTGGTGGCCACCAGCTGCGGGGAACTCGCTGCCCGTCTGAGTATCTTTCAGGGTACCCCTCCCCACATTTTCTTCTCTCACCTCGCCGATGAGCGCTGCTTCGAACGCCCCCGATTCCCCCACCACCCCAGCCTCCCCCCTCGACAGCCCTTTCGAAGTGCTGGACCAGAATATCAAGCAGCGCACGCTGCGCGATAAGGCCTGCATGCGCCTGGATGAGCGCGGCAACATCTACATCACCAAGCTACTGATTCAGGCCATGGAACTGGGGGATGGCAGCCGCCTGAAGCTGCTCTACCACAAGGATAGTCCCATGGACTGGTTCCTGTTCCCAGTCAGCTCGACTGATAAGAGCGGCTACCTGATCAAGCTGCGCCGCGGCAAGAGCAAGAGCAGCACCGCAACGGTCGACACACTGCTCGAGTTCGGCGCGGTGCTCAACTGCAAGAACCTAGCGCTAAAATTCTTTGAGATGACCGGCCGGGAGCCCGGCACCTTCTCGTTCTACGTTGTCACCACGCCGGAGCATCACCAGGTGCCGGGCTATCCCCACCACGACAAATGCTTCCGCATCTTAACGACCCAGCCTATCTCCTAAAGGAGATTAGAATACAAGCTCAGCAGGGCCGCGACCTCAACGGCGCGGCCCTTTACTTTAACTGCAGCCCCGAGGAGCTCGACGCCTGGTGCCTGGCCAACGCGCCGGGCAAGCAGGGCTACACGCTCTACGCGGGGCACATTCGCAGTAAGTACGAGAGCGACCTGCTCTTCAGGCAGCAGAAGATGGCCACCGATGGCTCCCCCGTAGCCCAACGCGGCCTGCTGCAGCACTTAAAGCAGTCCGGCCGGCGCGAGGGCTCCCAGGGCAGTGGGCTGAGCCTGGGCCAGCTGCTCGGCGCCGAGGACGCGCCCGTGCCCTCGCCGGCCGTGTACGTGGGGCCCCACCTGATTGAGGCCTTCGAAATCTACACGGCCACGATCAAGACCGGCTACGACTACAACCGGTGCGCCCCGGAGTACGTGCTGATCCTGAACCCGGGCGCCGGCGAGCGCACGCCCTATGCTAACTTCCAAGTAGCCTTTACCACCCGCGCAGAGCGTGACGCGGCCCACGCCCGCCTCAACGAAGCCCGCCTAGCCAACCAGAAAGAACCTCTGGAGCTGCACGGCGCCTAGCCCAATCGCTCCCTGCTCGGTGTGACATCATCGCCTCGGTCGTTTTACGCCCGCTCGCTTGCTCACCACCACCCCGCCTGCCGGCCGCCCCAGCCTGCTGTTGCCTTCCCAGGATACGCATGCCCTGCAGCTAGGCAAGAGCGTTATCGACCAACTGCCCGACGAGCTGGTCTTCGAGCTGCTCAACGGCGGCTCTGAGGCCGATCTGCAGGGCATCTTCGACGACATCATCGCCGAGAGCCGTCGGCTGCTCGACCCCTCCGCCGTCGGCGTGATTCCGCCCCAGGCCGACGCGCTCCAGCTCATCCCCAACCTGGCCGACTCCATGCACGAAACGTGCATGCGGGAAAACCTGCTCTACTTCATCCAAACGGCCCTGCCCAGCTTCGATCTGAACTGGCATACCGTGGAGTGGGCCCAAATGGTGCAGTGGCACCGGCAGCTCTGCATACTCGCCGCCCGGGACCACGGCAAGAGCTACTTCTTCTCCTTTGCCTACCCGCTCTGGATGCTCTACCGCTACCGCAAGAGCACGAGCTACCTGCAGCAGCCCCTGCGCTACCGGCTCTGTGAGAAAGGCGTGCTGTTCACCAACAGCCTCGACCTGGGCAAAGGCTTCCTGGAGGAGATCAAGACGGCTATCGAGGAAACCGAGATGCTGCGCGAGGTCATGCTGCCCCGGGGACGTACGGCGGCCGGCACGTGGGGCGCCGAGAAGATCCGCACGGCCAACGGGGCCAACCTGATGGTGAAGTCCTACCCGACCAAGCGGGGCCTGCACCCAGGCTGGGGTGTGTTCGATGACCTGCTCGACGAGAGCATGACCTACTCCCAGACGGCGCGCGATAAGATGTGGGCCTTCTTCACCCGGGTGATGATCCCCATGATCGTCCCCCACGGCCAGCTGATCGGCGTGGGCACGCCCCTGCACCAGAATGACCTGTACGCCCAGATCCGGAAGAAGATGAAGTCCTTCCGCTACCTGGAGTACCCGGCCCTGTTCCCCGACGGTACGCTGCTCTACGAGGCCCGCCACAGCTACCAGGCTATCATGGACAAGAAGCGCGACCTGGGCATTATCGCCTTCACCCAGGAGCTGCTGGTAAACGCCGTGAGCAACGATACCACGCTCTTCCCGCGGCAGACACTGGAGATGGCCACCCGGGGCATGGAGGTGTACTCGCTAATTAGCAACATCCAAAGTGCCCCTATGCCCTTTTCCCGGGTGGTCATGGGATGCGACTTTGCTATCAGCGGTAACGTGGGCAGCGATGATAGCGTGTTCGTGACCCTGGGCGTGGAGATGCGCGGCGACGTGGAGCACTACTGGCTGCTGAACATCTTCCGCGGCAACGCTATCGGCTACAATGACCAGCAAAGCATCATCAAGATGCTCTGGCAGCAGTTCCGGCATGATCTGATCGGCATGGAGGACAATGCCATGCAGGACATTTTCCGCCAGGAGGCTGAGCGCGCCGGCCTGCCGGTTATCGGCATTACCACCGGCGTGGATAAGAACTCGCTGCTGAAGGGCATTCCGTCGCTGGTGGTCCTCTTCCAGCAGGGGCGCTTCCACTTCCCCGTGGGCGATGAGCATTCCCGCAACGAGGTGGACTGGCTCTTCGGCCAGCTGGGCTCGATGGCCTACACCAACAAGGGTATCCAGGGCGTGGGCTCCCACGATGACGGCCCGTCGGGCCTGTGGAAAGCCGTGCAAACGGCCCAGCAGCAAGTCTTCCGCTGGGGTAGTGTCTAAGTGGCCCCCGCCGCTGCAGCAGCTAAATTTAAAGTACCCCCTCACCCTCACCCCCAGCAGTCCGCCATGAGCGACCAGACCAAACCCATTTTACTCCTGCACCAGGCTGACCTGGAGCAAGCCCGCGCGGCCGGCATTTACGAGGTGTACAGCCGCGAGAAAGTGTCCCAGTTCGTGAATAAGAGCGTGCAGAACGACGTGCCCGAGGCCACCTACCGCGCGCAGCTCGAGCAGCTGGAGCCCTGCCTGATGATCTTGCCCGGCGAGGGCGAGGTGCCCTGCCCGATGTACGTGCGGCCGCTGCAGCCGCTCTCCGATGCCGTGGAGAAAGGCATTCTCTCCGACGTGTTCGGCCCCTACGGTGAGGCTAAAAACATCATCGTGGAAAAGAAGGGTACCGAAATCAAGGCCCAGATCAGCCTGCTGCAGCCGCAGATGGAAGCCGAGGCGGCCGTGCTGCGCACGAGCATGAGCACGCTGCAAACCACCATCGGCGTGGCCCCGCCGGCGCGCGACACCACCCAGCTGAAGGGCTACACCAGCGGCGACTACATCGACGTGCCCACCTACCCGTGGAAGGAAACCTACTGGAGCGAGAACAGCGACGGCCGCGACCTGAGCTTCGAGGAGCCCGCCGTCGCCTTCGGGGGCGCCACCAGTGAGGCCGTGGCCACCACCGACCGGGCGCCCAAGAGCAAGGAGGATGCCCAGAACCGCGACGCCTACAACGACCTGGCCTACCGCCTGCGCGAGAACCTGCGCGATCAGCAGACGGCCCGCCGCCTGCAGGCCGCGCTGCCCGGCGAGGCGACCTATAAGCTGCCGCTCTCGATCCTGATGGCGCTACGCTTCGGCGACACCGCCCCCACGGAGGTGACCGGCTAACGAGCCAAAACACACCCGGAAACCAGTACGCTCCGATCCATCAAACGAGCCCGCACACCGTCCGCACACCCTGAACGATTCCCCGATTATGGCCGAAAACAACCTCACCCCGTATTACGCCGCCCAGCAAGAGTACCTCAATTCCCTGATCACCGAGCAGGCCGATGACGCGGTCCTGGTGCCCATGGATCCAGCCGAGTTTGAGCGCCGCTACGCGGGCCTGCCGACCTACACCGAGAAGAGCTTCGGCGCCTACACCGAGGCCCTGGTAGAGAAAGGCCTCAGCTCGGCCGAGGCACTCTCCCACGTGGCCACGCACCGCGCCGGCATGCGTAAGCACCTGCTGGCCCAGCCCGACGGCACCACGGCCGCTGCCTACGTTGATCCACGCGACCAGGCCACCATCACCAGCGTGAACCACTTCCAGGCCGAAACCCGGGCCGCGGAAGTAGCCAAGGGCATGGGTGCCCCCGCCGCCCGCGGTCCCGTGGACCTGGCCACCATCACCACCGATGCCGAGCTGGTGGCCGCCGTGGGCGCCGAGAACATCTTCACCGATGCGAGCTTCTCGGCCTACCGCACCCAGCTGCTGGAAAAGAGCTTTCGCCCCACGGCCGTCGAAGACCTGGTGAGCAAGGGCCGCGCCGGCCTGCACGAAGTCACCGTCGCCGACCGCCGCGGCAACCAGGTGCAGCGCTGGGTGAAGCTCCCCGCCGCCCCTGCAGCTGCCGAGTAACCCCGCTCCCCAGCCAGTCCAGCCGCCGCCGACCCCGGGCGGCGGCTTTGTTACCGCCCGATTTGAAGCACCTACCACCCCGTGCAAGACGCTACCACCCCACCGGTGGGAACCCCGCTACCCGTGAACCCGGGCGGCCTTTCCCAACAACTCGCCACCATTCAGCGCCAAAAAGAGGAGCTGCAGATGGCCGAGGTTATTGCCATCGAGAAGGGCCTGGCCAGCTCTGACCCGGCCACGGCCGTGGTGGCCACGCGCAAGGCGCAGGAGCTCTACAATGCCAAGCTCAAGGATGTGGCCGTGCGCGAGCCCACGGGCCAGAAGGCCTACACGCTCGACCCGCAAACCTTCCTGGGCAACGGCAGTGGCTTTCGTGACAAGCAGACCCCGCAGCAGCTCAGCTACGAGATGCTGCGCAAAATGGGGCGCACCCCGCTGATCCGCTCCATCATCGACACCCGCATCGAGCAGGTGGCCGCCTTCGCCGTGCCCCAGAGCAGCAAGTACGCCACGGGCTTCAAGATCGTCAAGAAGCGCCCCTGGGGCCTGCAGGACAAGGAGCCCAAGCTCACGCTGGCCGACGAGCGGGAAATCGAGCGCATCACCGAATTCATGCTCAACTGCGGCTCAGCCCAGAATCAGTGGCACGGCGACACCTTCGAGGAGCACCTGCGCAAGACCACCCGCGACAGCCTGGTCCTGGACCAGGAGGCCTTCGAGGTGATCCGGGGGCGCCGCAGCGGCATCCCCGTGGAATTCGTCGCCGCCGACGGGGCCACCTTCCGCTTTGCCGAAACCGCCGGCATCGAGGAGCAGCTGGTGGACCGGCGCCGCGGCATCATCCACATGCCCAGCAGCCGCTCGATTCTGCCCGACGTGAACGGCTACCGACCCACCATCGTGCAGATCCACGACAACCAGATCGTGGCCGAGTTCTACCCCTGGGAGCTGAGCATGGGTATCCGCAACCTGCACACCGATTCCAGTCTGGGCGGCTACGGCATCTCGGAGCTGGAGGACCTGATCACGGTGGTGACGGCCATGCTCGACGCGGATGCCTATAACCGCAACTTCTTCAAGCTGGGAAGCGCCCCCAAGGGCTTTCTGAAGGTGAAGGGTACGGTCGACCGGGGCACGCTCAACGAGTTCCGCACCGAGTGGCGCATGCTCATGGCCGGCGTGCAGAACTCGCACCGCACGCCGGTGCTGCCGGCCGATGTGGACTGGGTGGACCTGGGCCACACCAACCGGGACATGGAGTACTCCCACTTCAGCGAGTACCTGCTCAAGCTCACGTGCTCTCTCTACAAGATCGACCCAGAGGAAATCGGCTTTAAGACCGGTACCGGTGCCGACGGCGGCGCCCCCGCCTTCGAAGGCAACAATGCCGCCCGCATCAAATTCGGTCGTGACAAAGGCCTCTATCCGACTCTGAAGGGCATTGCCGCCCGCCGCAATAAGTTCATCGTCAATGGCCTGAATCCCCAGTTCGAGTTGCAGTTCGTGGGCCTCGACGCCCTGACCGAGGCCGACGAGCTGGAGCAGGACGTGAAGGCGCTGGGGGCCTACATGACCTTCAACGAAATCCGCAAGCGCCGCAACCTGGCCCCCGTCGAAGGCGGCGACATCATCGGCAACGCCATCTACACGGCCGCCGTGCAGCAGGCCGCCCAGCAGAAGATGATGGAGCAGCAAGCTGCCCAGGGCGCCGCCGGCACGCCGGACGACGGCGGCAACCCGGCCGCCGACGCCGGGCGCCTCACAGATCCCACGGCTGAGGGCGGTCCCGATGACGAGAGCAACCCCTTCCTCAAGGCCTTCCACGATTCACTCACCTTCTAAAACCTCATTTCCAGCGAATGGACCAACACAATCACGTAACTGAAACCGCGGTCGTCACCCGCTCCGAGCGTCAGCCCGCCCCGCTGGTGGATGCGGCCGCCGGCGCCACCTACAAGGGCTACGCCCCACTGGGCACCCCCGAGGACGCGCCCGGCTGGCTGATCACCAAGACGAGTACCACGGGCACCGTAACCCGCGTCGAGTACGCCTTCGGCAGCCAGGCCTTTAATCAGCGCTGGAGCCAGCGCACCCTGCTGGCCTATGCCCGCTAAGAAAGTAGCCGCCGCCGCCGCTCCCGCCACCCGGGAGCTGCCCATGGCTCCGCACCTGAGCACGCCGCTGGAGCTGCCCTGGCTGACGGCCTACGCGGGCACGCTCCAGCAGATCAGCACCAAGCTGGGCAGCGCGCTGGCCGGCTACGCGGCCCCACCCAAACCCGCTGCCCAGTCATGATCACTACCACCGAGTACCTCGACCTGATCCACGAGGTGGGCGCCTGGCTCGATACCCCCGAGGCGGCCGACCTGCACCAGGCTGGCCAGGCCCGCTACGAGTCCCACGCGCGAAGCCAGGGCGATCAGGGCAAGCGGCTGATGCCCTTTGCCGAGCTGCCCGCCTGGGCCCAGATCTACTGGATGGATCTGGCCACCACCTTCACCGAGCCAGCCTAGCCATGGGACGCGGATGCCCTAGTTACCTGCTCAACCCGATGCGGCCACCCCAGCCCACGCCTGGTGGCCACCAGGCCCACTCAACGCCGGCGGCCGTCCCCACGCCGCCGGCACCGGCGCCACCAGCGGAGCCCCTGTTCGTGCTCAGCAGCGACGGCAACCTGGACCTGAACCTCGGAGGCGGGCTCACGCTCGACCCCGGCGACGGCAGCCTCGGCCTGAACGTCGGCGGCTTCGGTCTCGACTTCTGATACCCCAACCCAGCCTTTTTCCATCGCCCATGAATCTGACCGATGCCCTGCATCTGGAAATGCTCTCCCTGCAGGGCCTGAGCCTCAAAGCCCAGAGCTTTCTGCAAGCCGCTCATTACCTGCCGTTCTTCGCCGACGGCACGCCCACACGCCACGCCGGCCTGGGCTTTATCGTCGAGGGTCCTGTGCTCGACGAGCACTTAGAAACCCTAGCGCGCCTGATTAACACGGCCGTGCACTACGACTACATCGAGGGGGCCGTGGTGCTGCCCCCGGCCCGCATGCCCCTGACGACGGGCAGAGTAAACCCCGACGGCAGCTATGACTACGGCTCGCCCCTGCGCTCTGGTGATTGGAGCCTTGATACGCGCCCCTGGGGCCCGGAGCGCAGCATGCTGCTCTGCTACGGCTACACCCGCCACAGCTGGCACTACCTGCGCTTCTTGCCTCTCAGCCACGCGGCCATGTTCTTCAACTCAGAGCAGCCTGGCGAACTGGCCAAGCTCTATCCGCTACCCGCGCCCCTGCAGGAAAGCTCCGACGTGATCCGGGCCCGCAGGGCTTACCGTCGCTACGCCCAGCACACGGGCTACCTCAACTGGCAGCAGCTGCCCATGCCCACCTTCGACGAGCTGCCCGAGCTGCAGCGCGGCGCCTGGATTGCGGCCCTGACCGATACCGAGTAATTCCCCAAACCCAGCCAGTCCCCAACGCCCATGAGTGCTCTATTCCCCCCCAACTCCATCCCCGGCTTTCACCTGCAGGGGCTCACCCCCGCCGCCAGCGACTTGCTGGACAGAGTGCACCCCGAATACCAGCCCATTCCCTTCGGCCTGCGGCCGCTGCGCGTGGGCGCCATCTTCGTCATCTCGCACCAGCAGATGCTAACGGCGCCCGAAGCGGCGGTCGTTCCGCAGGAGGCCTTCGCGGAGCTGCTCAACGAGCTGGTGCTGCGCGGCGTGCTGCAGGGCGCCACGGTCCTGGGCCCAATGAGCATCGGGCTGGCCATAATCAGTCCAGCTCATCGCACAGCCGTGCTCTACAGTGCCTTCACCAGCTGGACCGACGAGCAGCTGCGCGAGCTGCCCGAGGAGCTGCAGTACTTCTTCCCGGATGACCTGGACACGCCCCGGGTCTGGGGTGCACCGCTGCAGAAGCCGCGCGCCAGCAGCAACCCCTATCCGGTCGGCTCGATCAACCACGAGCGCTGGGAGCGGGGCCTGAACATCCTGACGGAGCCCAATGCTTCAGCACCGCAAGACGGCACCTTCCGCGGCTTCCTGGAGGTAGAGCATGCGATTAACCAGGAGGCCCCAGCACCACCTGAGAAGCCCATGCCCAGTCGCCTGCAGCGCTTCCGCGCCGCGGCCAGGCGGCGCATCGACATCGTGCAGGCCTGGATGGCCGCGCTGCTCATGGGGGCCGGCGGCCTGCTCGGCATCGGCCTGGCCCTGGTGGCCATCGTGGTGTTCTACGCCGCCCTGCTCGGCGTGTGCTGCGGCGTGGCCGTGTACGTGTTCAACTTCTTTTTCAAGCTGCTTTAAGATGGAATTTCTCAATATCAAAGGCTGCAGCGCGTGCGGGCAGGATCACCAGGGCCTGGCTCTGGAGCGTACTGTGACGTGCCCTTCGACCGACGTACAAGTATTTGTGGACCATGGCCACAACCTGCAGATCAGCTATTCAGGTACCGAGCCGCTCTGGCTCTACATCGGCTCGGCCGAGGAGCCCTTCGTGTACTACCATCAGCCCCTGGAGGCCGGCCACCCGCCGCTGAAGCTGCGCGTGCCCTTCGATCAGGAGCTGGAGATTACCACCCGGCACTATCTCACCCACGTGCGCCGCAGCATGCAGCTGCTCACGCTGCGACCGGGTGGGGTCACGCGCCTCGATCTGGCTGCTCAGGGTGCCCTGGATGGCAGCCAGAGCAGCTGCGTGGCCACCGACGCCACCGGCACCTTTAGCCACCACCCGGGGGCGGATGCCCCCAGGCTCACTGCCAAGCTGACCATTTACCACCAGCTTCCTCTGGTTCGCCCGGGGGAGTGCATGGGCCTGCTGCGCACTAGCACGCGCGTGTTGGTCCACCGGCTCAAGCAGGCCCACGAGATTGGCCTGGGCGAACAGCTCTACGACGGATACCTCGGCGCCCCGGTAACGTTGGACGTGCCGCTGGGGGAACTGGTAGTGCAGACCTTCCAAGGCAGCTATCGGCCCACCATCGTCTTCGTAGCCGTCCGCGACGCCGATGTGTCCTACACGGTGGACATCAAGCTGGAGCGCGACCTGCAGCGGGAGCAGGCCGGCCTAGCTAAGTTGGAGCTCATTAAGCAGGAGCCACCCATCACCACGCCGGCCGAGCGTCAGAATACGAACAACCTGCTCCAGGGCATGATCAGAAACTATAATGGCAGCGACGAGATGTGGCTGCAGATGCGCGCCCTGGGCGACCGTATCCAGGTCTACGACGTGGCCACTAAGGACATGGACAGCTATAACCCGGCCTTCCAGCGTGCGGCCGCCAGCATGCCGCCCCAGGGCCCCTGGAAAGTCTGGTGGAGCTGGGTGCGCCACGACTTCGGCGCCGCGGCCCGGGGCGACTTCAAGTACCTGAAGGAGCGCGCTAGCTACTGGGGGCCCGACCTGAAGAAGTGGTGGCGCACCCAGCTCCACGCGCGCCTGGTCGCCGAGGTAGTCCTGGGCGTCCTGGTAGGCCTGGCCATGGGCGCCTACCTCTCGGCCCGGATCCTGCTCTAGCAAAATTCATCTAACGGGCCTATATTTGAGCGCTCAGGAGTTAGGTGCCAGGTACACTGCTTTGCCAGAAGCAGCCCGAAGAAACGCCGCCCCAGGCCAATGGGGCGGCGTTTTGAGTTATATTCCGGCATGACCCTGCTTACTCCCGACCAGATTGCCGAGCTGCTCACCATCATCGAGCAGCTGCACTTCCACTTCATTGGCCAGAGCCTGGGCAGCGACATGCTCACGCCGGCGGAGCTCGACGTGCTGACGGCCGCCGGCTTCGACGTGGCCACGCTGCCGGCCTCGGCCCAGGGCCCGCTGGCCGACGTGTTCCGCTTCGGCATGCTCAGCGCCACGCTCAGCCAGGCCGAGCTGCTGGAGCTCACGTTTCCCGAGCTACGCCAGCAGGTAGCCCGGGCCTCGGGCCTGGCCATGACGCCGCAGCAGCAGGCCAGCTTTGACTATGCCCGTCGCACGGCCGCTATCGGTATCAAGGGCCTGGGCAACCGGCTGCGCGGCTCTTTCGAGCACGTGCTGATCGAGGTCGACATGCAGCAGCGCGCGGAGCTGGAGAAGCTCATCAACGACGAAACGGCCCGCGCGGTCCTGCTGCGCCACGCGGCCCCGGATCTGGGGCGGCGCCTGCTCAAGCTCACCGGAGACAGCTCCCGGGACTTTCAGCGCATTGCCGACTTCACCAGCCACCTGGCCTTCGACCATGGGCGCGCGGCCGACATCGAGCGCCTGCACGGCGCCCGGGCCTGGGTATTCAAGCGCCCGGGCAAGGGGGCGTGCCCCTCGTGCCTGAAGCTGCTGCTGGAGCAGCCCGTGGTGGGGGGCAAGCCCAAGCTGTTCCGCCTCGACGAGCTGCTGGCCAACGGCACCAACATCGGCCGGCCGGCCGCCGAGCACAAGCCGGTCGTCGGTCCCCAGCACCCCTGGTGCCGGTGCCCGCTGCACCACGCGGATCCGGACCACTACGAGTACTCGGCCGATACCGGCGGCTGGACCGTGCCCATCAAAGGCAGCGTGAGTGCGCGCGTCAGGAGCGGCATCAAAGTGACGGCAGGATAGTAGCTTCCGGATATGACGACTACCACCTCTTCCCAAAGCGCCGGGTATGCCCAGCTTCCGCCCTTGCTGATCGCGCCCATGATCGGCGAAACCATCATCTACGTGCTCACCGCTGCCGAGCGGCTGGAGCAGCGCTTCAACGGCGCCACCGAGCTGCCCGCTATGGTTACCCAGCCCCTGGAGGGCGGCACGCTGCTCAACTGCGTGGTAACGACGCCCTACGGCGAGCTGGTCGCCAAAATGAGCATCCACCACAACGAAGACCCCGCCGGCGAGCTCAACCGCGCCCAGTGCGGCAGCTGGCGCTGGCGCGGCGTGCTGCTCAGCCCGAGCAGGCAGTCGTTCCAAGAGGACTGGCGCCAGCTGGTCGACGGGGCCGCCGTGCACACCGACCCCGCCTACGGCAGTGCCGAAGGGCACGTGCTGCAGGGACCGGGCGCCACGCCAGCGGCCGGCGGCCAGCCGTAGTCCCCCACCGCTGTTGCCCCTGCAGAAGCCGCCCTGATTCGGGGCGGCTTCTTTGGTTTTGGGCCTGGCCCGGGCTGGCTCAGTTGCCGCCGGCGTGCTAATTTCAAAGCACCCAAGAGTGCCCAGCCATCTTTCTCCCCCTTCTTCCTTCCCCAGAAGATGAAACGCCCGATCAACAACCCCAAGCCAGGCTCCCTGGTGAGCTACACCCCCACGCTCCAGCAACTACTGCAGCTGGGCTTCTCCCCGTTCCCCATGGACCTGCACGGTCGGGTCACGCTGCCGGCCCGCCCGCAGCTGCTGGCCACCGTGCTGCAGGCCCAATCCTACCAGGGCCGCAAGAGCGGTCCCACCGGCCAGCTGCTGCTGGCCGTGGCCACGGCCGCCGGCCACCAGGTGCTGCAGGCCGGCTACGACCCGCTGCACCGCAAGCCTGGCTCCTGGCACCGCAGCCACCAGAGCGCCACCACGCGCCTGCCGCGCACGCTGGGTGCGCTCAGCCTGCGTACCCACCGCCCGCTGCTGCTCAGCGCCACGCCGGCCTGGTGCATCGGGGGCAAGGTGATTCCCGTCGACGAGCTGCTGCAGGGCAGCACCGACGGCCTGCGCCTAACGCTGCTGATTACCGGCCTTGCCGCCGTGGCCATCACCGAGGCCTAACCAACGCCCTAGCTTTTCGCTACCCACCCCATGCCTGACGTGCACGAGCACCTGGCCGCCCTGAAAACCCCGCAGCGCGCCGCATCCCCTTCCTCTACCGACGCGGAACGCGTCGCCGTTTTCCAGGGCACCGAGGCGCAGTTTGAGCGCCTCTGGGCCCGCAATCCGCTGGCCTGCGAGGCGCTGATGCGCCCCGAATCCGACACGGCCCCCGGCTACCTGGAGAAGGCCCACAGCCTGGGCAACCTGGTAAAAAAGCAGATTACCGACTCTAACGGCAAGCGCACTACGGTCTATGTGCGCGCCAACGGTGAGGAGGCTGGCAGTGAAGACCGCCACCAGGTGGGCAAGCCCGCGGCCAAGCAGCCCGCCGCGGCCGCGGCGCCGCAGCACTCGGCCGATAAGCTGCACGAAATGGCCGGCGAGGCGCCGACCCATAAGCTGCTGGAGCACCTGCAGAATCTGAAGAATCCCCGGGCGCAGCGCAACATTGCTAAGGCCGAGCTTCAGAGCCGCGGAGTGGACGTAGACGAGGCAATTAAAAAGCTAAAAGAGCCTGCTAATCAAGTAGATAAGCACAAGAAGGCACAAAATAGTCCTACTACCCCGGAAAAGGTAAATACTGGTATAAACCAAAATAAACCATCTAAAGCCCAAGTAGCTAAGCAGCAACCGGATGTCTCGAAGATGCCCGGAGCGGCCAAAGGCACGCCCAAAAACTGGGCGGGTGACGAGAGCTTCTCACAGGAAGTGCGCAAGGCCTACGACGTGAACGTGCGCAGCATCACCAAGACCGTCGATAAGATGGTTAATGGCAATGACGTAACGGCCATCATCTACGGGGAGGGCGGCGCCGGCAAAACCTACAATGTGCTTAAAAAGCTCAAGGAGGAGGGCAAGAAGGAAATCACCCTCGGCGATGACCCCAGCACCGGCGACTATGTGAAGATTACCGGCAAGATCACCCCTAAGGCGGTCTATGAGCAGATGTACAAGTACCGCGACAAGCTCATCATCCTCGACGACTGCGACAGCGCGCTGCGCGACGAGGACACGGTTAATATGTTCAAGGGGGCCCTGGATACGGCCGCCAAGCGCATGGTTTCGCGCGTGACCCCGGAGGGCGCTAAAAAGCCGGCCCCCAAGCCAGCAGCTGCGGCCAAGGATACCAGCTCGGCTGAGCTCAAGGAGCTGACCAAGCGCGTGCGCGCCGGCGATAAGACCCTCAAGCCGGCCGACTACGACCGCTGGGCCCAGCTCAAGGCCGGCAAGGCTACTGCTGCACCTGGTGCAGCGCCGGCGGCCGCTGAGGACAGTGGCGAGGTGCCCCCACAATTCGAATTCAAGGGCAAAATCCTGTTTATCACCAACAAAAAGCCCAACCCCGTCGCGCTGCAGCCGATTCTGAGCCGCGGCAGCGCCCACAATGCCACCATGGACCGGCAGGAGATCCTGTTTGCCATGAGCAAAAACCTGCCTTTTATCGGCGTACGGGCCGACGAGAACGGCAAAGCACCCGACGTACCCTTCGCTGAGCGCAAGGAGATCTACGACTTTATCAAGGAAAACGAGCACCTGTTCCCCGACATCACCATGCGCCACTTCGGCCAGGTGTACGAGGATAAAAAATTTGCCGAGCGCGAGGGAATCGACTGGCAGGAAGAGGCAAAAAACACCCTGGAAGCCCAGATGAAGGAAAAAGCCGAGGAAGAGCACAAGTCCAAGAAAACCAAGAAGAGCTTCGCCGGCGAGCCGGACTTCGTGGAGAAAGCCCAGCCCGGGGGCAAGCGCAAGCAGGCCGTCACCGTGCACGGCAAGCACGGCACCTACCAGAGCACGCGCGTGGTGGGCTCCGATAAGCAGAAGCCGGCCCCCAAGCCCGCCGCGGCGCCGCGGCCGACGCTGACCTTTACCAGTGCCTTCCCGGCGCAGGGTAAGCTCGGCGGCGTGCCCTTCGCACCCTGGGCCGACGTGCCCACCACCGATGAGGGCTGGGCCGCCGTGGCCGGCCAGAACGCCGACCTGCACGAGCCGGCCGTTCCGGAGCTGGGCCACAAGAAGCTCGGCTCGGGCGTGATCATCCAGGAGGCTGACGGCCGGGTCTGGTTGGTGAAGCCCACCAAGAGTTTCGGCGGCTACCGCTACACCTTCCCCAAGGGCGGCGTAGAGGAGGGCCTGAGCATGCAGGCCAACGCCATCAAGGAAAGCTGGGAGGAGAGCGGCCTGCAGGTGGAAATCACGGGCTACGCCGGCGACGTGGAGCGCGACACCTCGGTCGCGCGCTACTACTTCGCCAAGCGCGTGGGCGGCACGCCCACCGATCACGGCTGGGAGAGTGAGGCCGTGGTGCTGGTGGATCCCAAGTTCCTGCACCAATACCTGAACAAGCCGGTCGACCAGCAGCTGGCCCACGAGCACGCCGGCGCGCCCACCCCGCCCCCACCGCCGCCGGTGGAGCGCAGCGCCCCGCTGAGCAAAGCCGAGCTGCTGCTCAAGTACGGCCACCTGCTGAAGGACTATAAGCCCTCGGCCACCGGCAAGAAGGGCGGCAGTGCCGGCCCGCAGCTGAGCCTGTTTAAGGGCTTCAGCGACGAGCTCATCGAGAAGGGCATGGCCAGCAAGCAGCACCTGGTGCTGCAGTTCGTTAAATCGAAAAGCGGCGCCTTCGTAAAGCGCTGGGTGGACACGAGCAGCAACCAGCACGGTCCGGCCGTCCCACACTTCAGCCCCGATCACACGCTGGGCGCCGCGGCCAGCAAGCACGCCAAGCAGATTGCCGACCACGCCAATGCCGGCGCCATCGAGGAGCTCAAGAACCTCAAGCCCGACGAGAGCTTCAACAAGGAGGAAAAGCAGGTTCTGCAGGACATCCACAAGCAGGCCGTCGAGCACACCGAGGGCCACCAGGCCGCGGCCGTGGTGCACCTGGCCGCCAAAGCGCCTGATGTACTGGATTTCGTGAAAAAAGAGTTTTGGGCAAAACCGGTTGCCGACAATAAGAAGCTCCCGCCCTTACATCATTTCACCCCGGTGGCTAATCTCTCGGCCATTCTGAAGAAAGGGGCTCTGATGCCCTCAGAGGACCATTTCGAGGAGGAGCATAAGTGGTGGAAAGAGAACGAGGGGATGGAGCACTACGGCAAATTCATCTACACCTCGGTTCAGGACAAAATCAACTTTGGCTCTGATGAGGAATCGAACGCAGCTGTTATTACGATCAAGGCGAAAAAGCTTGATAAGCCGGTTATGGCGGCCAGTAAGCAAGTAGAGGGGAAACTGCACATGATTATGGGCAGCGTTCCGTTCACGTCCGAATACATCGCCAACGTTCAGATTGCCGAGCAGGACGTCACCCCGAAGCTGCTAAAGGCCCTTGCTAAGCTGGGAATACCCGTTAATGGCACCCTCTCCACTGAAAAACCGGCATTTGCCCACGGCGTGGATACGGCCAAGTGGAAGCAGGAGCACAGCGGGGCCAAAACCGCCCAGAAGAAGATAGCCCACATCAGCGACCTGGCCCACGCCGGCGACCTGGTGAGCCTGAAAACGATGGTACTGCCGTCCTCGCCCAAGCCCAACGCCTACCAGAAAGGCGTACTGAAGGCGCACGCGGCGGCCCTGGCCCACGTGCATGCCCACCACGAGGCGGCACCAGCGGCGCTGAAAGCCGCCCTGGTGAGCAAACCCGCGCCGGCACCCGAGCCGCTGCAGGCCCTGGCCGAGCTGGCCAAGAAGCTCAAAAAGGCCCCCAAGCCAGCGCAAGCCGCGCCGGCGCCGACCGGGGGCGGGGCCGGCCACATCGTCGGCGACCTGTGCCGCGACGAGCACGGTCACTTCATTTCCTGCGCGCTGCCCGGGGCCATCCCCGTGCACGTGGGCGAGCTGGACACGCCCTTCGTGCTGGGCCTGGATACGAGCAAGTGGAAGCAGGGCCACTCCAGCGTGGTAACGGCTCAGAAAAAGCTGGCCGCCATCACGGCCCTGGCCAACGCCGGCGACCTGCAGGGGCTGCTGGCCACGAAGCCCAGCTACGGGGCCGGGGCTAACAACTACCAGAAAAACGTCATGGCCGCCCACGCCCTGGCCCTGGCCTACGTGCAGGCCAAGCACGAGGCCAAGCAGCAGCAGCTGGCCCACGTGCCGGAGCTGCCCATCCCGGTCCCCGGTCCGGAGGCGCCCGTAGTAGCGCCCAAGTCAACCAAGCCCAAGAAAAGTAAAGCAAAGGCAAGTGATTCTGCCCCAGAGTCAATTGACACGACAGCAGCACTTGACCCCAAGAGCACCGACGGCTGGCAGAAAGTCGGCGGGCAGCTGGGCTCCAATCCCGGGGCCGTGATGCTCGACGAGAACGGCGTAAAGCACTACGTGAAGTTTTCCAAGAGCAACGACCACGCCCGCAACGAGGTGCTGGCCGCGCGGCTTTACGAGCTCACCGGCGTGGGCGTGGTCGATTACCAGCTCGTGAGCCACAAGCCCGGCGCGCTGGGCACGGCCACCACGTGGGCGACGACGGCCCCGCTGAACCTGGCCAAGGGCTCCGAGGCCCTGAGCCAGACGCAGGCCGACTTCGCCGTGCACGCCTGGCTCAGCAACTGGGACGTCGTCGGGCTGGGCTTTGACAACCTGTCCGGCATCGACGGCAAGCCCACCGTGCTCGACACGGGCGGTGCGCTGCTCTACCGCGCCCAGGGCACGCCCAAGGGCGAGCAGTTCGGCGCCACCGTGACCGAGTGGGACACGATGCGCTCGCTCACCCACAACCCCAACTCGGCCGCCGTCTTCGGCTCGATGACCAGCGACCAGCTGATCGCCTCGGTAGCCAAGCTCGAGGCGCTCGACGACAAGCTCGTTTTCGACACCATCCTCAACCACGGTCCCGGCACGCCGGCGCAGCGCCAGCTGCTGGCCGCCAAAATGGTCGCGCGCAAGCATGACCTGGTGAAGCGTAAAAACGAGCTGCTGCCGGTTGAGCAGCAGCCGGCCCCCGCGGCGGCGCCCGTGAAGCCGGCCCCCGATGCGCCCACGCCGGTGGCCCCAGCCTTCCCCTCACCCCTGACGGAGGCGCACCTGAGCTCGGTTACCAACCCGCTCAATCAGAAGCTCTGGGCCAAGAAGCTGGCCATCGATGCCGCCGCCCATGGCTTTGCCAGCGGCACGCTCACGGCCGAGCAGGCCATCGAGCAGCTGCAGGGCCTGACCTTCGGCGTGCAGACCTACCAGAAGAAAGTGGGCACCTATCACGCCCAGATCCTGGCCGGCCTGCACCTGGCCGCAGCGGGCGCCGTGGCGGCCCCACCAGCAGCGGCCGGGGTGCAGCCGCTGGCCACGCCCGAGCCCATCACCGAGCAGGCCCCGCTGCCGGCCACGATGATCGGCATTGACCCCAAGCAGCTCGGCAAGCTCAAGGCGCCGGCCTGGCTGGTTACTTCGGCCAACGAGGTAAATGCCCTGATGCAGAAGTTCAACACGGGCGAGTCCTCGGCCGAGCAGATCGCCGGCCAGCTGCAGCACTTCCACCAGATCGACGAGCCCACCACGCCGGCCGAGCAGCTGTACTTCAACCACGTGCAGGAGCTGATCCACGTGCTGGAGGGCGGCCCCAAGCCGGTCGAGCAGACCGATGACGCCCCGCAAGCGGCTCCGCAGCCCCCGACGCCGGCCCAGAGCCTGCAGCTGCCTCCGCTGCTGAAGGCTACGGACGTACCCGGCGTGACGGCCGGGCAAAAGCTGCTGCTCTCGCAGATGGACTCGTTTGTAAAGGACTTTAAGGCGGGTAAAATCGAGGCCGACCTGGCCGTGATGCTCCTGGACAAGGTCATCGGCATGTGCTCGCAGCCGGGGGACTTGCCCATCAAGCAGAACGCCACCAAGCTGGCCAACGTGCTGGAGCAGTACACGGCCCAGGGCTATGACTATAAGCAGGCCGAGGAGGCCTTCTCGCTGGCCTGGTCCGGGGCGCCTGGCCACCGCAAGCACGCCACCCCCGAGGGCCCGAAGGTGCCCACGCACCTGGCCGCGCCCACCTTTACGGTCCCCGTGTACCTGAGCCCGGGCCAGATCGGCAACCTGGGCCCGGCCAAAAAAGCACTCTACCAGCAGATGCAGGCCGAGCTCACGGCCGTGGCCACGGGCAGCAAGCAGGCCAGTGCCGCCCTGGCGGTGATTCAGAGTATGAAGATCGGCTCCAGCGGCACGCTGATCAAGTTCTCGACCATGGCCACGGATGCCCTCAACGCGCACGTGGCCAACACGCCCCCGGACCTGCCCCTAGTGCCCACGCCGCTGCCGGCCTCGGCCCAGGTGCCGGTGTACCTCTCGCCCAACCAGATTGCCAAGCTGGGCGCGGCGAAAAAGCAGGTGTACAACACCATTGCCGGCGAGCTGCTGGCCGTAGCCGAGGGCCACACGACCCCCGCCGCGGCCCTGGTGGCGGTGCAGCTGCTCAGCGCTGGCAACAGCGGTACGCTGACCAAGTTTAAGAAGATGGCCATTGACTCGCTCATGGCCCAGTCCGGTCTGAGCGTGCCGGCAACGACGCCGGCGGCCGCCGCTGCTGCACCGGTGGCCAAGGCCCCGAAGGGCCCCAAGCCTTTCGACGCCAGCAAGCTCAGCCAGCCGGTGAATTTCCTGCAGTGGGGCTCGACCGGCGCGCCCGGTCCTTCCAGCTCGATTCACTACAACCAGGCCAACCACAACGCCTCCCGCCTGATCTATAAAACGGCTCAGAAAGGGGACGTAAAGGCCCTGCAGGAGCTCAAGGTGATGGTCCCCAACAAGGAAACCGGCACCAGCCAGGGCGAGGTGCTCGCCCTGCAGCACCCCTCGCAGTGGGTAAAGGGCTACGCCCAGCAGCTGGCCAACGAAATCGACCAGCAGCTCAACCCGCCCAAAGAGTTCCGCATGAGCTCAGGCCACCCGCTGGCGGCGCTGAAGGACGGCTTGCCAGCTATCACGGGCCCGGCCGCGCTGACGGCCAAGAAAATCGGCTACTATCTGCTACTGGGCTCGGCGGCCGACGCGCTGAAGAAAAACAACGGCGGCACGCTGCCCAGCAGTGAGCAGCTGCTGGGCGGGGCGAAGCTCAGCTACAAAGCCGGCACGATCACCCAGACCACCTACCAGGCCGAAACCAAGGAAGGCTGGAGCAAGATGCCCCAGCAGCAGAAAGACGCCGTGAAGAGCTACACCGGCTCGGGCTACCATGCCATCAACAAAAGCCTGTGGTCGGGGAACCCGAGCGGCGCCGCGCAGGCGGCTCACGAGGGGATAATGACCCTGGGCCACGTGCTGAAGCCCGGCACGCTGCTCAGCCGCCGGATCCAGCTCACGCCCGCGCTGATCACCCAGCTCAGCGGGGCCGTGGGCAGCGTGATTCAGGAGCAGGGCATCAGCTCCACCACCATCGACCCCAACATCTGGAGCGGCAACGTGCAGCTGAAGATGACCATTGGCCCGGGCGTGAAGGGCATGTACGTGGGCACGGGCTCGCTGGGCCCCCACTCGGGCATCAGCACCCACGCCGGCGAGCTGGAGGTGCTGCTGCCCTCCAACACGCGCATGCTGATCACCAAGGTGGAACCCACCTCGGGGGCCGATGCGGACGGTTTCGGGGGCTACGGAACGACCGTGGTCCATGTCGTAGTTTTGCCCAACCACTAGGCTGGGCGCGTACGTATAGCCAGACATACTTTTTTATGAAAAAACCTACTCAGCCGGCCGCGGAATCTGCCGCGGCCGGCCCCAGCCGGACAAACGACGGCACCGGCATCAGCCAGGCGCTGAGCGCGGCCGCCCCCAGTGAGGCCACCCCCTACCTGGCCACCTACTCGGTCGTCGAGGACCTGGTGCGCACCTTCCTGAGCGAGGAGCTCGGCCGGGCCATTGCCCTGGGCGAGAAAACCCTCACCGCGGCCCAGGCCGGCGAGGCCAGCCAGGCTGCCGTAAAGCGCCTGGCCCGCATCTTCACCGGCCAGGACAGACGCTTCACGCCCCTGGTGGGCTGGAACACGCCGGCGCCCACCAGCAGCCGCACGCTCACGCAGGAAATCCAGAGCCGCATCGGCCACGTGGTAGAAGCCGAGCACCTGCAGGAGCCCGAGTCGGCCGCGCAGGCCCTGTTTGCCATTGCCCTGCACGAGTACCGCGAGGCCATCGGTGCCTACGCCCAGAGCCAGGACGCCGCCGCGCTGACCGAGAAGGGCGAGGAGCTCGTGGAAAACTACACCCGGCTGCTCGTGGGCCTGCCCGCGGACGAGGACGAGAGCGAGTAATGGCGGCCGCTATCGAGAAGTGGCTGGTCCTGGCGGACGGAACCCGCCACCGCCTGGCCGACCTGAGCTACGAGGAATTCTGTGTGCTGGGCCGTTTCAGCGGCAGCAGCGACACGGGCTACGACAGCTACCTGCGGCGGTATGGCATGGTGAACGTGGAGGACTTTAACCAGGACACGCTGCTGCAGGCACGAATTGAGCTGGTCGCCGACGGGGAGTACGTGACGCTTACCCACGTGCCTATTTATCTCGACTTCGACGGGCAGGAATACGACCCGGAAAAAGACTGATAAAAAGTCGTAACCCGGCCGGGGCCGGTCCCGTAAAAAGCCCTGGCCTCACGGCCTATTCTATTCATCGCCCCCCTATTCTTCATTTTCGGCCCTCGGGCCATTCGCATTCGAGCTCCGCTTTTTTCCCCTGCGCAGCCGACGCCCCCACATCGCCCAAAGCCCTGACCCACCGGTCGGGGCTTTTTTTGTGCCCGGCCCGGCGGGGCATTATTAGCTAGTTCGGCGTAGCTTTTAGCAACAGTACCCGCCGCCAGGCTTCCAAGCCGGCTGGCCCGATCACCGCCCCGACCCTGCACCAGCTGGTGCAGCTCCAGGCCCGACCCGTGTCGCAAACCGAGTTTATCAAGTTCAATGTGCCCCTCGACTACATCGAGAAGGGCACCAATAAGGCGGGCATCAAGGTGATGAAGGTCGGCGGCTGCGCCTCGACCGAGGCCGTGGACTTCGACGAGGAGTCGCTGGATCCTAACGGCTTCGAAACCTCGTATTTCCTCACCCACGGTTTCATCAACTACAACCACCAGGGCAAGGTGAACCCGGAGGCCAACATCGGCGAGCCGGTAACGGCCGAGGTGCGCGACAACCAGTTCCACATTACCGGGGAGCTCTACTCGGATAATGCCATTGCCAAGAGCACCTACCGCACCATGCAGTCGCTCAAGCTCAATAAGAGCAAGCGCCGCATGTGCTGGAGCGTGGAGGGCAAGGTGCTGGAGCGCGACGCGAAAAACCCCAAGCGCATCACCCGCCTGCTGGTGACCGGCGTAGCCCTCACGCTCAACCCCAAGAATCCTGATACCTACGCAGACATCCTCAAAGGCCACGTCGACTCGACCATGCACGACGGGGATGTCCTGAGCCAGGTGGAAGTATATGCTCAGATCTTCGACGCCTTCCCCGCCCTGGAGAAGGGCATGGCCGACCAGATCATGGAGCTGATTGAATTTATCGCCGCCCCAGATGCTACCACCCCCATGGCTGAGAAAACCGCCAAAAACACCATCATCCGGCCTGATCACGTTGAGAAGGCATTCGCAACCCTACGGTCCACTGCGAGCGTAGAAGCCGGCGCCGTAGCGGCCGAGCCGGACGACATCGAAGACAACCCCGATGAGCTGATCCAGAAAGGCATCGACTCCAGCGTCGAAATGCTCCGCCAGGGCCTGGGCCGCGCCACGATTATGAAGAGCCTGCTCAATGAGGGCCTGGACGCCCCGACGGCCGCCACCACCTTTTCTACCGCCGCCGCGCAGTTCGCCGACGAGGAAGGCCAAGAGGAGGAAGAAGAGGAGGAGCCCGAGGCCACGAACCCGGAGCCCGAATACATCGAGGATGACGAGCCGGAAGAAGACGAGCCAGCGCAACCCGCACCCGGTAAAAAGTCTGGCACGCCCAACGCGCAAACGACCCGGAAGCCAGCCGAACCGAGCCGAAACAATGCTGGCGTCACTGCCGCCGTGCGCGAGCAGCTCGACGAGGTGATCAAGGGCCTGGGCTCGGCCATCGACAGCCGCTTTGCCTCGGTGGGCGTGCTCTTCGAGAATGTGCTCGACAAGGTGGACCAGATGCAGGCGGCCATCGAGCAGCGCCTCGACGCCATCGATGACGCGCCGAACCCGCGCAAGAGCCAGAACGTGGTTAAGAGCTTCCAGGAGCGCCCATTCGTGCAGCAAAGCGGTCAGACCGTGGAAAAAAGCCTCGACGGCGAGCCTGGCGCCGCCGGCGGCCGCCGCGTGCTGAGCCTGAAGGCCAACCGCGACGAGGTGCTCAACCTGCTCGACGCGCGCATCAATTACGACGACCCCAAAAACACGGTTTCCAAGGGCATGCTCGACGACATGATGCACTTCGAGCAGATCGGGACCATCTCCAAATCCGTGGCTGCCGAGCTGCAGCAGAAGCACCAGGTAGTGCTGATCGACTAGACCCGCTGCTACCTTAGCCACCAGCCGCCCGGCCTACCCAGCCGATTCGCGTGAACGGGTTATCCGTCCCAAATCGCCCTTTCCTTCCACCCCAAACCCCAATGGAAGTCAATTTGACCGACTTCTCGCTCGACCGCCTCGGCGCGAGCGATGCCAACGACCTCGCCAAAGCCATGACGGCTGGTCACACCCAGGGCGGCCAAACCATCGGCCAACCGCAGGCCGGTATCGGCAACCTGATGATGGAGTCCCTGGACAAAACCATCAAGGCCCTCACCTTCAAAGAAAGCGACCTGGTTTTCTGGCGGAAAATCCCCCAGAAGACGGCGTTTTCGACCGTTGAGGAATTCGTGCAGCAGAAGAGCTACGGCTCGAAGGGCGGCGCTTTCTTCGGCGAGGGTGGCATGCCGCTCGAAAACGACGGCAGCTACGTTCGCAACATGATGCTGATGAAGTATCTGGGCCGCACGGTCCGGGTAACCCATCAGTCCACGCTGGTGCAGCAGATCGGTGGTACCGCCCTGCAGAAAGCCACCAACAATGGCACGCTCGACCTGATGCGCGAGGGCAACACGGCCCTTTTCCACGGCGACAGCTCCATCGTAGGGGAGGAATTCGACGGCGTATTCAAGCAGCACCGCGACCAGTTCGCCAACCTGGAGCAGCAAGCGGGTGCCGCCAACGTGTTCGACCTGCGCGGCCGCCCAATGGAGGACGGCCACTTCGAGGACGGCGTGGAAGTCATCCTGAACGCCAACGGCTCGGCCGACACGTTCTTCGCGCCCCCTTCGGTGCTCAACGACTACTCCAAGTCGGTGAATGCCACCCGCCGCACGATTGCCGACGCATCGAGCCGCACGGTGACCCTGGGCCAGCGCGTGAACACGTTTGCTTCCCAGTTCGGCGACATCAACCTGCAGTTTGACAAGTTCATGCGGCAGGGCTCCGAGCCCAAGAAGATCACCTACGTGCCGGACCGTCCGACCGTGGTACCACCCAAGCCCACCAAGGACGGCACCGCCCCAGCGGCCGCCGTTACCGACGTGCTGAGCCGCTTTGCCGGCTTCACGGGTGACTATCTCTACGCCGTTGCGGCCGTGAATGCCGCCGGTGAAAGCCCCCTGGAACTGCTCACCACGAGCCTGCTCAGCGTGGCCACCGGCAAGAGCGTGGATCTGAAGTTTGCGGCTACCGCCGGCATCGTGGCCACGGGCTTCCGGATCTACCGGACCACGGCCAACCCCGTGTACACGAACATCAACGACGTGGACTTCTACCCGATCTTCACGATTCCCGCCAGCGCTATCGACGGCGCCGGCTACGACGGGGCCCTCAACGGCCTGACTCGTGACCGGAACCGCGACATTGCCGGCACGGAGAAGGCGTTCCTGATCCAGTTTGACGAGGAAGTTCTGGAGTACGCCAAGCTGCTGCCGCTCATGCGCGTGCCGCTGGCCCAGATCGACCTGTCGACCCGCTACGCCCTGGTGATGTACGGTGCCCCGATGGCGTATGCCATGGGCAAGTGCGTTGTCTACAAAAACATCGGCCGCCGCTCCAACGTGGCCTAAGCATCGGAGCCCCGGCCGACCACCCCTTCAGGACCCACCCCTTCGTCCAGCGGCCGGCGGCTCCCATACTATCCGTAAAAAGCCGGCACTTGCTAAGTGCCGGCTTTTTATCTTTCTCCCCTAACCCATTTTTTTCAACAACCCAGCCCCATGGCAGTAAAGATTCAAACCACCCAGCCCCACCGCTGGGGTCAGAAAGTACAGTTCGAAGGCATCGGCGAGGTACAGTTCGACGGCCTCGGCCAGGCCGAAGTAGAAGACAGCCTCGAGCTGCAGGCCCTGGTCAAGGAGCGCACCAACTCGCTGGTGGTGCTCACGGAGGAAGAGGCGGCCTCCACGGGTCCCCTGACGCTGGAGCAGGCCACCGAGAAGCTCAGCAAGATGGGCGTGCCCATGCTGCAGAAGGTGCTCTCCGACGCTCAGGTGCCCGAGGCCAGCTGGAAGCACATGCGCTCGAAAAAGGAGCTGATCGATTTTGCCCTCGATACTGTGTTCCGGCCAGCTATCGAGGAAGCTGACGCCGCCCAGTAGTCCTCTGCCCTGACCCGCCGCCGGCCTTCCCCAAGCCGGCGGCGGTGTCTTTTTCCACCGCCCCGACTGCTTGCCGTTTCCCCATGGGCAGTTTTGCCTTTACCATCCGTACCGCCACGCCCAGCACGCCCGTGCTCGGGGCTCCAGAGTTCCGGCGGGACTTTCTCACGGGCCTGGCCCACACCCGCCTCAGCGACCAGGCCATCCGGGGCTGGCTGCTGGCGGCCGAGCGCACGGTCGAAAACCTGCTGGGCATCAAGATCAGCCGGCAGCTGGTGACCGAGGACCTCGACCAGTGGATCGACGAAACCAGCTTTTTCTATCTGCGCACGATCTACCCCGTTGTGGATGCCGTGGAGCTGAAGGGCGGCGTTACCGAGCAGGCCAAGTCCCAGTCCTACCCCAAAGCCTGGCTGCAGGTGAAGCGCACGAATCAGCCCACGGGCTACGAGCGCAAGATCTTCGTCGTGCCCCAGGGCGGTGGCCAGAGCCCGCTGAACTACCAGGTAGCCTTTACCGGGCTAATGATGCAGAATTCCTGGTCCCAAAACGGCATCCTTCCCCGCTACTGGCGCCTGAGCTACCTAACCGGCTACGACCAGGCCCCGGAGGAGCTCGTGCAGCTGGTGGGCAACCTGGCCCTGATTCCGGCTCTCTACAAGCTGGCCAACCTGGTGCTGCCGGCAGGGCTGACCTCGCAGAGCATCTCGCTCGACGGGCTCAGCCAGAGCCTGAGCACCAGCGACCCGTTCGGCAAAACCATTGCCGGGGCCATCGACCAGACCAGCAAGCAGCTCGACCAGCTGCGCGGCATCTACCAGGGCATGGTCTTCACGGTCCTGTAAAACGCAAGAACCCCCAGCTCTCCGGACGAGCTGGGGGTTCGAGTGCGGGTCGCAACCAGGGCCTTAGCGCAGCCGCTTTGTTTTCTCTCCTTTCGGGTTACTGGCTACTAGGGCGTGCACCGTGCGCCTGGTACAAAGATAGCAGCCCGCACGAAAACCAATTGCCCGCACGAAACCCGGCCGCCCGCACGAAAACCTATCGAATTCGATAGGTTTTGCTCGGTTCTACCACCCTCCCCCGCGCCACTGCAGCGCACCACCACCGCCCGATATGCTCCACATTACCACCCCATGGCTAAGCAAGCCGTTCCCCTCACCGACATCGTCGCTGAAGCCCAGCCCGACGACATCAGCCCCAACCAATTAAGCGTATTCGACGCTCCGATCACGGCTGACGACATCCCGCCCGAAAACCCGGGCAAGAAGAAGCGAAAGAGCCAGGAGCCCAAGGAGCTGCTGCGCTGGACGCACAAGCAGATTCCGCTCGATGATCTGTACCGGCTGCAGCACAACCCGCGCAAAGCCAACGAAAAGGGCCGCAAGGACCTGAAAAAAAGCATTGACAAGTTCGGCCTGGCCATGCCCATTGTGGTCAACCTGGACCACACCATCATCGGGGGGCACCAGCGCATCGAGGAGCTGCTCAGCTCGGGCCAGACCTTTGCCGACTGCTGGGTCTGTGAGCGGCAACTCTCGGCCGAGGAAGTGGACGAGCTCTGCATCCGCCTCAACAAGAACATTGCCGGCGACTGGGACGGCGACCTGCTGGCCGAGCACTTCAGTAAACGCCAGCTCGAGGAGTACGGCTTCGAGGATAAGGAGCTGCGCGACCTGGACGGCATCGACCTGAGCACCCGCGGCGATGACGACTTCGGCAGCATCGGTACCGATCAGGATGAGAGCGACGACATGGACCCGCGCCTGCAGGACCTGATTACGGTCAGCCAGAGCGGTGACCTGTTCGAAATCCGCACCGAGGACGGCAAGGTGCACCGGCTGCTCTGCGGCTCCTGCACCGATGCGGCCGAGGTCGAGCGCCTGTTTGCCGGCGAGGTGGCCGACATCACGGTCTCCGACGCGCCCTACGGCGTGAACTACACCGGCACGCTCACCAAGCAGCGCGAGGGCATTGAAAACGACGCTATCGAGGACTACAACAACTTCTTTGGCGACTTCCTGCGGGCCGTTCCCGTGGCCGACTACAACACCTTCTACCTGTTCATGTCGGATGCCGAGATGCACAGCATGCGCCAGGCCTGGGACGAGTTCGGCGGCAGCTTCGGCTCCTACCTGCCCTGGCTGAAGGATTCCTTCGTATTCGGCCGCAAGGACTACTCGGCCCAGCACGAGCTGATCCTCTACGGCTGGAAAGGCAAGCATGAATTCTTCGGCGCCACCACGGCCACCACGCTGCTCAACTACGACCGGGACCTGGATACGCTCACCTATGAGGAGCTGCAGGAGCTGGTCCGGGGCTTCAAAGCGCAGCTGAGCACGGCCATCCACGAGAAGCGGCCTACCAAGAACCCGTATCACCCCACCATGAAGCCCGTGGAGCTGATCGGCCGGCTGCTGCGCGATGGCTCCGCGCCCCGGGCCCGGGCCTACGACGGCTTTCTGGGCAGCGGCACGATGCTGCTGGCCTGCGAGAAGTACGAGCGCAACTGCTACGGCTGCGAAATCGACCCCTTCTACTTCGACGTGGTGATCGGCCGCTACTGCAAGTGGATGGCCGAGAACGGTCGGGCCTACGAGCTGGTCCACGTGCAGGACGCCTCGGGCCAGGCCCCGGCCGAGCCCAAACAGCCTGGCCACTTCCTGCAGGCGCTGGAAGACCGCCTCGCTCCCGCTGAATAACTTCCCCGATGCGAAAAATATATAACCTCGGCATTATCGCCATGGCCACCGCGCTCATGGCCACGCAGCGAGCGGTGCACCCGGAGCATTTAGGTCCACGCCTGAAGCCCAGCTACGAGCCCGACCCGGCGCCCCAGCCGGCGACGGCCGTCTCCATCGAGCCCACGCCCGAGCCCTACCCACTGGGTACGCTGGGCCTCGACGACTGGCAACACCGGCGCCGGGGGCTCCGGCCGCGGCCAGGAGCGCCGCTCGACCAGGCGCCCGGCCGGCCACCGGTGGCGCGCGTGTCCCTCTTTGACGGCCACGTGCGCACGCCCCAGGAAATCGAAACCATCCGCCGGGCGGAAGAAAAACGCCTCCGCAAGCAACAGGCCCGCCCGTGAACCAGGCTCCTATTTCCGTAACCGGCCCGCCGCCGGCGCAGCAGCTCTCTCCCCCGGGCCAGGTGCAGGCACGCTTCGACGGCACCCTCTTCGACGGGCAGACCTTCGACAAGGGCAACGAGGCCCGGCTGGAGGTAACCTCGCCCTGCCCCTGCGCGGGGCCCACCGCGGGCTCAGCCGTGGCCACCTGCATCAACTGCGGTGGCCACGGCTTCGTGGTGACCGAGCGGCGCAAGATCCACGCGCTGTTCAGCGGCATGAATGCCGGCCGCAAGCAGCTGGCCTGGAGTGAGAACCTGGTGGGCACGAGCAGCATCACGCTCGACAGCCACGAGTACGTGACCGTCG